CTTCAACTCCGATGCGATCGACATCATCGACCCCAACGACCCGACCCCGGAGACGGTCAGCCCCAAGTTGGTTCGGTTCAGCAAGTGGCTGGCAAAGAACAGGGGTTCAGAGCTCGAAGAGCTGATCTATGACCCCGGCGTGACGATGTACGACGGCAGAAGGTCGGCGGGGCCGGGGGATCACTTTGACCACATCCACATCGCCGACGTCACCCCAGGCGGTGAAGGCAAGGGGGTCAACCCCGCCACCGCCGCAGAGTACGACGGCGGGCAGGGTGGGGGAGGGCAAACCGCCAAGTGGACCCGTCCGGGGAGATCCGTAGCGGTCGTCAAGAAGCGCAAGGGTGCCTTCGCCGGCTCCAAGCGTTTCGTCTCCCAGCTCGTTGGTTCCAAAGTTCACGGCGACAAGGAAACCGGCCACGATCCCCAAGGGATGCACGAGCCCGGTGCGCTTCCCGGTGCCTACGCGCAGGACATAAATGTCGTCGGGGGCAACCCGGCTGAGGGCGAGCCATCCTTCGATCAGTCCACGGTAACGACGATCGCCCGCAACCTGATAAAGCGCGGTGCCGACATTGACCCCAACTTCCAGATGGGTGAAAACTGGGAAGGCAACGTCCAAGGCTACGATGTCGAGTTCCTCACCGCCGTCCACGGATCCGGCCCTCACATCCACATCGGGGCCAACTGGACCGGGGAAAAACCTCCGCCCGGCACGATGCTCGGCGGCTACTCTTCGGGCGGAACCTCCGGCTACTCCGGTTACTCCGGAACCTCCGGAACCTCCGGGTATAGCGGCACCACGGGAACTTCCTCTGCCGCTTCGTCAGGCACTTCAACAGCACCAGGCACCCGCCGCAAGCGCAAGGTCAAGCGCCTCTCCGGGGCGCAGAAGCTCGCCAAGCTCGAGGAATACGGAGCCGGCGTCGGGACCGAGGAGCCCGTGGTCGAGACCTCCCTCGCAGAACTTGAGAAGCGCTACGGGGCGGCAGTCGTTTGAGTGTTGACCTCTCCGACCCTGAAATCCAAGCGGACCTTCGCCTCCTCGACGAGCTACTCGACGCGAACCCCTTGGAGGGCTACAACAACCCTGAGCTAAACGCGATCATCAAGGCGGTCGGGGGCAAGCCCAAGCCGCTGCACAAAAAGCAGATGGCCCTCCACCGGGTACAGGGGCATGGGGTCAAGCGGGTCTACCTCGGAGGAAACAGGGGAGGGAAGACAACGGGTGGGGTGATTGACGATCTGATCCAGGCCCTCCCGGAAAGCCTCGTCCCGAAGCACCTGCAGCCCTTCAAGCATTGGCACCCCCCCTACACCTGCCGGATAATCACCCCCGACTTCACGCGGACGATGGCAGCGGTTTACGAGGTGATCCGCAAGTGGTGTCCGAAGGCAGGACTCAGAGGGGGCACCTGGGATCGAGCCTTCGACAAGCAAAACCGCGTCTTGTTTTTCACCGAGGGATCGTTCTTTGAGTTCATGACCTACGAGCAGGACCTCGACAAGTTCGGAGGGACCGCGAGGCACAGGGTTCACTACGACGAAGAGCCCCCCGGAGACAAGGGCGAAGCCGTCAGGACCGAATGCAGGTTCCGCCTCGCTGACTACAACGGCGACGAGCTTTTCACCTTCACCCCCCTTCTGGGATTGACATGGACCTTCGATGAGTTCTGGGAAGCCAGAGGACCGGAGATCGAAAAGGATGTCTGGCAACAGGGAAGCCTGCTGGTCATACGTGCGGACATGGACGACAACCCGCACATCTCCGAAGCCGGCAAGGAAGCTGCTCTTGCAGGGCTCCCGGACTCGGTTAGGGCAGCCCGCAAGGGCGGGAACTTCGCCCACTTCAAGGGTCTTGTCTACCCCGAGTTTGAGCCCGAGATCCACGAGACAGACCCGCCCTCCAAGGCCCATTTGAAGTCTCAGGACGTCCTGGTCGGGATCGACCCAGGGGTGAGGACGACGGGGATCATCTTCACCGCCTTTGACCGCGACAACGACATGCTGGTCTTCGATGAGCTCTACCTCCACGACGAGCACGCAATCCCCGCCAACGCCTCGAAGGCGATCCGCGAGAAGTTGAAGTGGTGGGGGGTCAAGGATGCGAGGTTCGTGATCGACCCGGCCTCCCGAAACCGCGAGCAGGCGACGGGCCAGAGGGTCGAGACCGCTTATGCAAAGGCGGGGATCTTCTGCGAGCACGGTCAAAACGATGTCGAGCTCGGCGTCTTTGAGATCAAGAGGCGCTTGGAGGCAAAAGCCCTTTACGTCTCAAGGAGTTGTGAGCGCTGGCTTTGGGAGCGGTCCCGTTACCGGGTCGATACCAAGGCAGACGGCGGCTTTTCAGTCGTCAAGCGCGACGACCACCTGATGGACCCGAGCCGTTACTGCGCGATGGCTCGGCTCTGGATCCCGGCCAAGACCAAAACTTCCCCTCGTGATTACCGGCCCGACATCGAACCTGCATGGCACGGGCCAGTCCAAAACGAGCACCCGCCAATGGGTGCTTACTCCTAGCTTGCGTAGGGCATGTGCTGACGACGAGCCTCGGCAACAGCCGCACCGGCCTCATCCTCATCGTCAAAGAGCTTGTCAAAGACGATTTTGCTGTTGCCAGCCGGGCCAACGTTCACCCTTGCTCTCCATTTGTTCCGCTGCCCGTGGCGATGCACTCCGCGGTATCGAGACGCGCTGTTGCGATGGCTTGAGAGGTTCTGATGGTTTTCGGCATCCACAACGACCCGGAGGTTGTCCCGCCGGTTATTGAGCCGGTTGCGGTCGATGTGGTCAGCGCACAGCTTGTCACCGCGCTTTAGCCCCAAGATTTCACGGTGCAGATACACGCGCCGGCTTGTGCGCTTCCCATCCTTCATCGGGCTGTGAATCATGCGGCTCGCATAGCCGCCGTGAAAGCTCCACGCAAACTGAGCCTGATCGGCGTCTTCGTCATCGACAACGGTGACTCCGTGGTTCCCTAGAGGAATCGTAACCATCATTAGACACTACTCAAAGGAGTGGACACTATGCCCAATACTTGGGTGCATTCAGGAACAACGCACATCGTGCGCGCCGATCAGTCAGAGCGTAAGCGCATCTCAAATGGCGGCGCGGGGAGCCTTTTCATCTCCACCACCCCTGACTTCGAGCAGGGTGACGCCGATACAACGCTCAAGGAAGGCGAGTCTCAGGTCTTTGAGACGACCTTCTACGTCAACGGCAACGGCGGTCAGCGAGTGACGATCGAAAACGCATCCTCAGGGATCACGCGCGTAATTAACGACGGCGTTCCCGAGGACGTCAAGGACGGCTCCAAGGCCCCGGTCAAGGCCAGGGACAAGAAGGGCGACAAGAAGGTCGACAAGGCCAACGAAGATGAAGTGATCCCGAGCCTGTCGTGAACATCGTTACAACGACAACGCAGGCCCCAGGGTTCTGCATCTTTACCAAGGACGTCGAGGGACCGTTCCTCGACACCGGACGGTGGATCGATCAGATCGACCCCTACGGCTACGTCCATGTCCCCTTCGTGGAGGAGATGGGCCGCGCCGTGGGGATGGTCCCCGCAGGGGAGGTAGAGGCCCTCAAGGAGCGCGTAGACGTTCTCGGCAGGGCTCTGAACGACACCCGGACCCTGCTCGAGGCGATGCAGACCGTAAAGAACGCCGAGGAGGTACTCAGTGGCTCAGTCACTAGTTGACGGCAGAACGATAGTAACGACGGCGGGGACAGCGGTGGTGCTGTCCTCGACCAACGTCGAGGGCGTTGAGTGGGTTGCGATCACCGCCGAGACCGACAACACCGGGGTTATCACGGTCGGCGGCTCTGCCGTCGTCGGGGCATTGGCGACCCGCAAGGGGGTTCCACTCGCGGTGGGGGATTCCGTGACCCTGCCGATTAACAACCTCTCCGACGTCTACCTCGACACCACGGTCAACGGTGACGGCGTCACCTATTCGGTCGGTGTCTCATGAGTGAGATGGCCCTAATCAGTCGCAAAACCCTCGCCGATGGCTCAGTTACACCGGGGAAGGTTGCGGCAGCCAGTCAGGACCACAACGTCTCAGGCACGGCAAGCCGCAGGTGGCTTCCAACCGGTGCCAAGATGGAGAACTTCCCGCGTCATGCAGCCACAATTGCAAACAACTCGGCGATAACATCGGGAACCCTGCGCCTGAGTCCTCTTGGGCTACTTCGTGCCGGTGACTCCCTTTCCTCGGTCACGTTTTCGTGCGCCACCACCGCCGCCGTGACGCCCACGAACCAATGGGCCGGGATCGTCAGATTTAGCGACCGCAACCTCCTCGCAGTCTCACCCGACGCGACCACAGGTGCCTGGGCCGCGGGCGCCGCTAAGACCTTTACGTTCGGCTCTGCCTATTCCCCCGGCACCGACACGCTCCTCTGGGCCTGCTTGAACGTCACGGCATCCACCGTTCCGAGCCTAGCCACTGTCATCAGCATCAACACCGCCCTAGGAAGCCCGGTCATCTCCGGTAACGCCAACACAGCGCAGACGGTGCCCCTGGCTGTGGGCACCATCATCGACGCCCCGACCGCTAGCGGCCCCATGCCCTACTGCTACGCGAGCTGAGATGCCTGAGCTGATCCCCGCCGCCGTCCTTGGAGTCCTCCTGCTCGTTCGTGAGTGGCAGACCTCCCAGGAGCGCGAGCGCCTGCTCGATCGCATTCAGGCCCCCGAGAAGGCACAGATCCCCTCCTCTGAGCCACGCAACGATTCGGTGCGCTTCGGCGACGACGAGGACTATTGGGATGCGGTCAGGGAGAGGGAGACGATGAATGGCGGTTCTTGACGCAGCCCGATCCCTGGTTGAGGAGATCAGAGACCCCCTGACCTACGAAGAGCAGGTCAGGGTTCCGAAGTCAGTCAATGACCGGCTCAAGCGGGGAACGACCAAGCTCGAGGAAAAGAAGTCTCACCGCCAGATCTGCTTTAAGTTCTGGCGCGGGGATCACTACTGGCACGTAGACGGGCAGGGGGCTCTTCGTTCCCAGTCGACGACGACCGACTACGACCGCAGACAAGGCAAGCCCGGTCATGTCGTCAGGCGTCCGCGAAATCTGATCTTCGACATCGTTGAGCGTGAGGTCTCAGCAGCAATTCAGCGAGTCCCCTCTTACGACATCGGCCCCACCACCACCGATCCCGAGGACATCTCCGGGGCGCGGTTGGCGGAGAAGGTGGCCCTGTTCGGCTATGACCAATGGCGGGTCCGGCGGGCGACCGAGAAGGTCGTGCGGCACGCGATCATCGCCGATGGTGGTTACGCGTGGCCCTACTTCGACAATCAGGTCGGCCCCTACGTCGCTGAGGGAATCGGTCAAGGGGAAATCTGCATCCGGGTCTACGGCGGCAACGAGGTCGGTTGGGAGCCGGGGATCGACTTCGATGAAAGTCGCTGGCACTTCGTTCGCCAGGCGCGAGAGATCGATTCGGTCAAGGGGATGGAGGGCTATCTCGGGGTTGAGCTCAAAGCCGACGCCGAGGGGGATGGAAGGCTCGTGCTCGTCACCGAGTACCTCGAGCGCCCCTCCCCGCGAAACCCTCAGGGTCGTTGGTTGACGATTGCGAACGACAAGGTAATCGTCCCTCCCCGGACCTTTCCGCTGATCGATGACAAAGGCCAGGCGATAGACGAGCCGGTTCTGCACAAGCTCTCCTACGCCGCCGACCCAGACCAAGACCACGATCAGGGGTTGGTCTCACACCTCCTCGATCCCCAGCGGACAATTAACAACGCGATCAATAAGCAGGTGATGTGGGTCGATCTGGCGATGAACCCGCAGGTGATAATCACCAACGGCGAGTTCAAGCAACGGCTGACAAACGAGCCCGGGCAGGTCTACCACGCCTACGGCTCGGGAGGGGTGGAGTGGCGGCCCGTCCCCGACCTTCCCCCCGCGTTGTCGCAGATCAAAGACGAGGCGAAGATGGACATGGCCGCGATCGCCGCCCAAAACGACATCCCCTCCAACGTCGAGTCGGGGCGGGGGATCCAGGCGCTCTTGGAAAAGGACGCTTCCAGACGGCAGAACTTCGTCGCCAACCTCGCCGAGTTTCACTCTCGACTGATGCGCCATTGCCTGATGCTGGTCGCCAAGCACTACTCCGAAGACCGGCTGTTGAAGATCAAGGGCCGTTTCGGACCGGAGACGATCAAGGACTTCACCGGCTCCCAGCTTCGGGGTCAGGTGGATGTCACGGTCTTGCCGGGGTCGATCGAACCTCGCACCCGAGAAGCCGTCGAGCAAAAGATCCTCGCCTTCGCTGACAGAGGTTGGGTCTCCCCTCAGGCTGCGATGGCGGCGATCAACGGCGGCACGGCAGAGAGTCTTGTCGAGTCCTACGAGCTCGACGTCGCCAGGGCCAACCTCGTCATTCAAAAGATCAAGGACGGCCCGGAGATGCTCTTCTCCCAGCCCCCGAGGCTCGAGCAGGGCCAGGAGGTGCCGGCTTGGATGCCCAGGCGCTTCGACAACATCGCCGTCCACAAGTCCGTTTTCGAGGACGTTATGAAGACGAGCGAGTTCGACTCCCTCCCGCCCGAGATGCAGGAGGCGATCGGCACCTACTACGACGCCCTGCTGCAACTCGAAGCCCAGGAGATGGCAAAGCAA